GTACGCACCCATCGGTGTCTGGGTTATGATCTGATTTGGTAGTGGCATGGCGACTATCACCCACCCACCCATCGCTGGCAGTATCCCGATCCGGATACCAGATATCAACTTGATCTCTTAACTGCTGCGCTGCTTTAGATAACCAAGGTTGCATCAGCTAAGAAGCAGTTTTGCTTCATCCTCAGTAAGACCCAATTTGGCAAGTAGTGCAGATTTGGCTGATGCCTTTGATTTGGCTTCGGCTATTTCATCCGCTTTGACTTCTTTAATTGCTTCATCTATTTCTTTTTGTGTTGGCGCATCACCTTCTAAAACTGCCCATTTGATCGTAGAATAATCATCATTAGTAAAAGAAAACTCAGCGGTTGGTCTTAACTTTGTAATTGCTTTAGAAATATAAATTGATTTCATTATGCACCTATTTCCATTAGAATAATGTTTGATTGAACGCTAGTCAATTGGAAAATCAGGGTTGGACTACCGCCGCCAGAATTGCAGGCTTGTGTTTTGTATGTGGTAGAAGATGTAGTTGCAGGGCTGTCAAGATATGAAAAACTACCAATAATTAAACAATCAGAGCCAATAAATTTATATGTAAATAAACCGGATGCAAAATCACTTGGCGTATAAACTGCGGTGCTATCCCTCATCAATCGCATATAAGCCGAACAAATTGAATTAACTCCTGGTGCCATGTAAATTTGTTGAACAACCATTACTAAAACTTTACTTGTATTTAATGTTGGTGTAATTGATGCGGTTAAAGTAGTGTCGGTAAAAGTTCCACCAGTAATAGATGTTTGTGTTGTAGATGTTCCTTGAACTACTTGTAAAACTTTACCGCCTCCACCGCCAGCTTGTACATAATCATTAAATATAGCCGTACCAGTTGCAGTAAAATATAAAATACCAGACTCATATTGTACTAAAGCTAATGAGCCAGCCGTATTAACTGTGGCTGTACCTGCTGTAACTGTGCATGTACCAGCGCCAAGATTTTGTATTAGTACTGTATCACCTGCTGCAAAGAGTGCAGTATTAACTGTAATAGTTGTAGCACCTGCCGCGTTCATAGCAACAGTACCACCAGCATCGGCAGCTACTAATACATAATTTGCGGTCTTAGCCGTAGCAGATCCACCGCCCATAGCTGTCTGTTGCAGCGATGTCATTTGGGCAGCCGTTAATACCTGCCCTGTGGTAAAGGTTTGTTTAGCCATTATTCTCCTTAGTAACTGAGGACATTATAGTCCAACATGCCGTAGATTGCGTTATCTAGAATTAGTGCGTCTATCACGGGTTCAAGGGTGGTAAATACTGTTTTAAAACTATTTGGTGTAATTGTGTTGCCTACCCCAAAGATCTGCAAGGTTTTCTCCAAAGTCGATCCACCAGGTTGAGTGGTAATAACTGTGATCGGATCAAAGAAGTCTAGGTCTAGGGCTGCGATTATGCCTGTGTTGTAATTGTCTGTGTATAAATCAAGCTCTACGGCATCGCATCTGATACTAGTCTCGGCTCTAGATGCCACATAAGCCTGGGCATAATTTAGAGCTACAGCATCGGTCTGCATAAGTAGATCCTGCAAGTTATAAGAGTGTAAGAAGTATTTGTCAATAGATGGCTGGTTAAATGAGTTTTGAGGACTACCGCCTGTCCTAGTAACTGTGGCAGAGTTAAAGACTAAGGAGTCATTAAGTATCCATGTTGCATTGGCGTATTTAATACCTGTGCCATCATCGGCAAATAAAGTAGCAGGGTCGCCTATAGATCCAGCTGTTACCGATCTATCCTGGAATACAAATGAGCCAGTAGCATCTACATATAGCGCCCCATACTCGGAGTCGGTCACAGTTTGCATAGCCTGTAAAGCAGTTCTGAAAGTTGCCGGATCTGCTTGCATAGTAGTTAATCCTGCATCTACATCACGCATAGTCGATGGCCAGCCTATTTGGTCTAAGATTTGATTGATACGTGTGCCAGATAAATCTCCAGCCGTAGCACCTGCAACAGTAGAGATCTGAGCCAAGTTACCTAATCTAAAAGCATCTACAGCTGTAATGGTAGTGAAAGCGACTTCTGTAGCATCTGATGGCTGAGTATTAACGTATGAAGTAATAAAGCCAGAAAATATAGGATATGTTACTGATAAGTAAGTAGCAGTTATCTGTACTTTTTTCATTGGTGTTAATAGTTCAAAATAGGGCGATAACGGGTTAAGCGGATTAAAGTCACCATTTTGATCTATAATGCGTAGCGTTAAAGTACCTGTTTGGAATTGATCTGACAACGCATTACGGCCACGTTGAGTTTTAATATAATTTACTTGATTACTGACATCTACAATTACAGCTGTGGCATCGGCTAATACGTTTACATCTAATTGTCCACTATCAAGTATAAGGCTCTGTGCAAAGGCTGGCCCAGTAGAGAAGTTTAGTATTGCATTGATTGTAGGTACGGCCATTACTTATCCACCTTTGATGCCGCCGTTATACAGCTGTGATTTACCATCTCTCTGGTTAATTAAGAATGAGTTATAGATTAACTGGCCAAACTCACCAGCGTTAGGGGCTAACTCTAGGGTTACATTAACTGGCCCTGTGTTGCCACCTTGCTGACCAAATGGTGTGCCTACAAATGAACTAACACCAGCTGTAGGTACGTTACTCATGGCGTTAGTAGATCCCATATTAGTTGCGCCATAAGCACTTACTGGATTGTATAAAGCTAGGCGTGCAAAAGCTGCTGCTGCGCCATCTACTAACATCGTACCTGCTCTAGCAGCATCTGTTGCTAACTTATTTACTGCTTGCGCTGCGTTTAACTCAGCCAAATACTTTTTAGCCAGCGCTTCATTATTATCTAGGATTGCTAATTGTGATCGTAAGCGTAGTTTAGTTTCCTCATCGGTAGCAGCATTAAGAGCTGCAGTTAGTCCTATGCGCTCTAAATCAAACTGGTCTTTAAGTTTATCTACGGCTGTCTTAGCCTTTAGTTGAGCATTCTCCTGTGTGCGTAGGGTGACTGCTTCTTTAATCTTTTTCTTTTCTTGTATCTTTGCTAACTCGACACCAGCACCAGAGCCTAAGCTGTAAGTAAAGTTAGACTTAGGTATCTCTGACTTTAGTCTGTACTCGCCGTTTACCTTAACCATGTTACCTGGCTTCAAGGTAGATGCAAACCTTGCCAAGCCGCTTACTAATTTAGCAATATTGGTGGCTAAAGCATTGACCTGATCTGAGAAGGTTGCCAGGGTAGTATCACCGCTTAATTTAGCCAGCGCATCTAATAAACCTTTACCTATAATCTCTGATGCATCTGCTGCTATGACTTTTAACTTATCCATCTTGCCAGCATAAGTATCTAATCTAGCTGCTGCTTGTCCTGCAAACTTTTGATCTAATTGAGCCATGATCTCATTCATGTCACCACTTGCTAGCGTGGCCTTACTTAACCCTGCGCCTAATCTAGTTAAGGCTGTAGTCTGCCCTGTAAAGCCTTTAGCCAGGGCTGCGCTTACTTCTTGTACGCTCTTACCAGTTGCAGCCGATACGTTTAAGGCAGTAGATAAAGCCTGTTGGCTCTTAGTAATTGATCCGCTAGCTGTAAGTAAAGTCTGAAATGCTGGGCGTAGTTCATCATCTAATACGCCGTATAACTTCTGTAGGTTGGCTATGTAATACTCTACATCTGGGCTAGAAAATTGGAAGCCAGTATTCTTTAATTGTAACTCTAGGGATTTAGCAGCCTTTTGATCAGCTGCAAATGCCATTACGGCCTTCTTGCTAAATGCTAGTAATTGATACCCGGCAAAGACCTTAGTAAAAGTTTTACCAAATCCTTTTATTTGTTTTTCAAAGGCTGATACTTCTTTCTTACCCTTTTTTAATCCTTTGTTATCAAAGGTGCTAAGTGCCGATACTACTAAAGTAGGCACAATTACACGCCCCTAAATCCACGAGCTCTGCGCTCTTTGTAAAATCCTATTACTTGCGATTTTTGCTCTAGTGGCATTTTTTTATAGTATGCAAATATGGCATCGTCTAAAGCNTTTTTTAAGTTTGCGTATATTGGGCCTTGTTCTTGTTGCCACACTTTATAAATTACTCTGCCTTTATTCCTACGACCTCTGCGACCTGGTGAACCGGCTAATGTTGCATCTACTACGTTTGGTAATGCCTGTATAAATTGCACACCAGCATTAGGATTTAATGATGCGCCTTGTCCACCTTTAGTCTTACGGCCGCGGTTTCATAGATTGCGCCAGGTGCTGATTCATTAGATACATAATTATAAACAGAATAGCCGCTTCTGTTTTTTTTATTAGGCCCTAGTTTATATTTAATTCCTTGCCTAGCTGTAGCCTGATCGTATGCCGGGAACGGCCTGCGCTGACCTTCCATTGGCTCAGCTTGTTTAAGCCAGCCACTTAACACATTTTCATTAGATGGAAACTCATTTTTAGACTTTTGCGCTACTTTAATCATCGGTGTTTTAAGTGTGTTTTTAACATTCTTGTACATATCTTCATCAAGTTCATCTATAGCTTTGAGAAACTCTCTAACGCCGTTTACGACTACTGGCATTTTTGATCTCCTTAGCTCTATCGGATAAGACCTGCACGATTGCTCGTAGCATGTCACTATCCATATCTATAAACTCTTTAGGCGCGATCCCCGTCTCTACAGATAGGCTAGCGATCGTATATAAGAATGAGTCACGCCCTATTAGTTTTTTTCTTCATCCAATACTTCTACAGTATCTAGACTTTCTATAAACTCTGAGCCGAATACAGGTACTACCACGTTAGCTCTACGTAAACACTCATGCGCCAAATAGTAGATCTCAGTTTGACGTTCGTGATCCCGCAAGACCTTGCTAATACCTGATCCGTATTTAATCTCGAAAGCGTACTCGACACCCGGCGTAATTCGATGCTCTGATACTTCGCCGTTAGCCCTTGTTATCTTTAGCTTTGCCATTACTACTCCTTATGCTAGTTGCTACAGCTACTGTGCTGTTGCAGGTAAGTGTAAGGGATTGATTGCTAATATCGCCTACTGCGCCGTTCACGTTTTGCAAATTGTTAATTAAAACAGATGCTGTGTATGAAGGGTTGCTAGCAGATACGGCAGAGGATGTCTGCTTAATTACTACAGTTACAGTAGTGCCATAAGCAGCACGTAATGTAGGAATTACTGTGGCAGCAGCGTTATCATTTAGGAAGTCTAAAGTAATAGTGCTTGCCTCTAAACCTTTAGCAAACTTATGAGATGAGTCGCCCATAGCGGTTACTTCTAACTCATCAAAGTTTTGGTTAATAGTTACAGCAGTAACATACGCTGATAGATCTACGCTATTTAATACGCAAGATACGCCATTGTTTAAGAATATGGCCATGATTACTCCTTGTCTTTCTCTTTAGTAGGGGTTGGTGCGGGTGCTTT